AACAACGTGACCCGTGTATTTGCGGCCATAGGTTCCTGGTTTGGGGCACGTTGGAACGATATAAAGAACGCCCTGGCAACGGTGGCGGCGTGGTTCCTCACTATGTTCACCAATGCCTACAACAACGTGACCCGTGTATTTGCGGCCATAGGTTCCTGGTTTGGGGCACGTTGGAACGATATAAAGAACGCCCTGGCCCAGGTGGCAACGTGGTTCCTTACCATGTTTACAAACGCCTACAACAACGTGACCCGTGTGTTTGCGGCAATCGGTCAGTGGTTCGGTGCCAGGTGGACGGAGATAAAGACCGCCCTTTCAAACGTCCCGGCCTGGTTCAAGACACAGTTTGACAACGCATGGACCAACATAAAGAACGCCTTTGCCAACGTGACTTCTTTCTTTTCCGGGTTATGGGATAAAATCAAGGGCTGTTTCGTGGACGTGGGTGTGAAAATCGGTTCCGCCGTTGGGGATGCCTTTAAATCGGCAATCAATAGCTGCCTTTCCACCATAGAGGGCGTGGTAAATAAATTCATAGGAATGATTAACGGCGTGATTGATGTAATCAATGAAATACCAGGCGTTTCCCTGGGGAAGATAGGCACCTTGTCATTGCCAAGACTGGCAAAGGGCGGCGTGTTGAGGGAGGGCCAGGCCATGGTGGCGGAAGCCGGCCCGGAACTTTTGAGCATGGTAAACGGAAAGGCGGTTGTAACGCCGCTTACGGGGAGCGCAAGGAATAAGGCCATGGAGAACGCCGGGAACGGCGGCGGTGGGTATGTGCAGAATGTGAATATAACAAGCCCAAAGGCGTTAAGTCCTTATGAGGTGGGCAGACAGACCAGGCTACAGACAAGGGCCATGATTTTAAGGATGCAAAGGGGGTAAATCCAGTGTCGGACATTAAAGTGATATGCACAAGCGACAAGAATGTGGCATTGACCTTTACCTGGGACGGGTTTACCCCGTTCCACCTGGTAGACATAGAGGGCATATACGGGATTGAAAGCAATGTGGTAACAAGCGAGAACACCACCACGGACGGAAGCACCTACCAGGGGGCAACGGCAAAGGAAAGAAACATTGTGCTGACCGTGGAAATGGACCAGGACTATAAGGAGAACCGAAACCTTTTATACCGCACGTTCCCCATAAAGCGGACCGGGACCATGCAGTATATAGAGGACGGGGAAGCCAAGACCATTGACTATGAGGTTGAAAACATCCTGCCGGGAGCCACAACGGGCGTGGTGCGTGACTATACCATTTCCCTAAAATGCACGGACCCGTATTTCAAGGACCTGGCAGACATTGAAGTGGTGATGGCTTCATGGGTGAGTGATTTCTTTTTCCCGGCGTGCTTCCCCAAAGAGGGCGTTATATTTGGGCACCGGGAAGCGGAACTTGTAAAGGAAATCGAAAATGACAGCGGTGCCGACAATATCGGAATTGTGGTAATCTTCCATGCGGACGGTGCCGTGAAGAACCCGGCCATATACCATGCCGAAAGCGGAGAGTTCACAAAGGTTGGGTATGCGGAGAACAATTTCACCATGGCATCCGGCCAGTACGTCATCATAAACACCTATACGGGGAAAAAGAACATATACCTTTTGGACGGCGTGACCCAGGCGGAGATTGAGAACCACAAGAACACTTACGGGGTGATTGATTGGGATGCCGTGATTGAGCGGTACGGGACCGTGATAAATGAATACCTGGATGAAGATGGGGACTTTATACAGTTGCAGGACGGGACAAACACCCTTACCTATTCGGCGGATGAGGGCGTGAACTACCTTTCCATATCTGTATATTACAGAATTTCATATTTGGGGGTGTAGGAATGGAGATACACGTCTATGACCGCAACCTTAGACGGTTGGGGCACATTGAGAACCACACGTCCCTACAGTGGCACAGAAAATATTATGAATGTGGGACGTTTGAACTTCATTGCCCGGTGACGGCGGAAAATCTTAGGCTTTTGAAGCCTGGGAACGTCATAACCAAAGGGGACAACAAACTGGAAGCCGCCGTGATACGGGGGGACCAGACGGAAGAGGAAAGCACGCTTGTAAATGAGATTACCAGGAATGGAAAGTTTCTTCCCGTGTACCTGGGGGACCGTCTGACCGGGCCGCTTTTCAATTACAACGGAACCGTGGAAGATGCCATGCGTTTTATGTTGGGCAGGATGGCAGCAGTTCCCCTATTGCAGATTGCGGAGGGGACCGGGGACAAGACAAAAATACAGTTCCAGGCCACTTACAAGAACGTCCTGGAATACCTCACCAAACTGGCGAGGTATGCGGAAATCGGGTTCCGTGTGGTGCCGGATTTCAAGAAAAAGACCATGACCTTTGAAACCTATAAGGGCATAGACAGAACCCAGGCACAAGGGAAAAATCCCAGGGTCATCTTTTCGGAAAGTTACGATAATCTGAACCAGGCAAAGCATAATTACAGTGACGAAAGCATGAAAACCAAAGTAATTGTGGGAGGGGCAGGGGAGGGGTTAAACCGTGTCTATGTGACCGTGGGAGGCGGAAGCGGTTTTGACTTACGGGAAGTGTTCCTGGATGCAAAAGACATAAACAAGGACGAACTGACGGAAGCGGCATATCTGGCCGCATTGCGGACCAGGGGGCAGGAATACCTAAATGAAAACAAGGTATTTGAAAACTTTGAAGCTGAAGCCGAAGCGGATGTGAATTTCATCTATCAAAAAGATTATGACCTGGGGGATGTGGTGACGGTAAAGAAGAAAAAGTGGGGCACTTCCCAAAATCTTAGGATAACGGAACTTTGCGAGGTTTACGAATACGGGGGAATGTATGTTGTGCCCACTTTTGGGGATGCCTTGCCCACGGCAATAAAATGGGACGATTAGAGGAAAGGAGGGAAAGACAATGGCAGTAAGAGGTTTTTTCTACAACGCCACGGATTTGAACGATAAGGAGCGCAGATACAACGGCCAGGATATGAACGAAGATAAAGCCCCTTTCTACAAAGAGGGCGTTGTATACGGCCATTTACAAGTCACGGCAGGGGACGGGATGGAAGTAAGGGTGGATGGCGGAAGCCGGAAAGGGTACGCCTATATTAATCTTCACACCATACACAATACCGCAGTCCTGCCGCTTACCGTGAGCCAGGCAAGCGGAACACTCCCCAGGATTGACCGGGTGATTGTGCGGAATGATGAAACGGAGCGCAGACCAAGTATTTTTATCCGGGAGGGTGCATTTTCAAGCAAGCCGCAGCCGCCGGGGCTGATAAACAATGATGTAATCCAGGAAAAGAGCCTGGCCCGTGTCTATGTGAGGGCCGGGGCGGTGGCAATTACCCAGGCAGACATAACAGACGAAAGGGCGGACGATTCCGTGTGTGGGTTTGTGGCTTCACAGTTCAAGGAACTGGATTTCTCACAATTCCTTTCACAGTTCAACGCCTGGTTTGCGGAAGAGAAAAAGGCAATGGAAAAAGACCATGCCGCCTTTGTGAAAGAGTATACCGAACTTATCCGGGATTTCATGGATGGCCGGGAAGATGATTTAGAACAGTTCAATGCCTGGCTTGCCAAAGAGAAAAAGGCAATGGAAAAAGACCGTCTTTCCTTTGTGGAAGAATACGCCGGGATGACAAAGGATTTCATGGAAACCCAGGCGGCGGAATGGGAAAAGTGGTTCCAGGGAAAGCAGGATGAACTTGCCGGGGACGTGGCCGGGAAATTGCAGTTGCAGATTGACGGCCTTAGAAAGAAAGTCCATAACATGGCGTTCAAGCTATGGATTGCCTACCGTCTGGAGAGCATCCAGGGAGCCGTTACCCTCACGCTTACCAACACCACAACGGGGAGGGTGCAGACGGCGGCGGTTTCGGAAAGCGGCGTTGGCTTCCATATCCAGGAAGCCGGGGACTATATCATGGAAACGGATATGGAAGCCGTGATGCCCATACCAAGGACGTTTTCCGTTGGAAATGTGGACCATATGCCGCCAGGGCATACAATGACCGTTTCCTTGCGTGAGTGCGCCAATATGGCCTATATAGGCAACTATATTGGAACCCATATATTAAGTTAAAAAGAAAGTGAGGTAAGAGGATGAAAGGATTTCCTAAAGTAATCAAAACAAAGTCGGACCTGGTAAACACGTTCAAGATGGCGAAGAAAGGGAGCCTTAAAAAGTCGGATTGGTTGGAAGCCGTGGCGAAACTGGAAAACCAGAACTGGATTATGTGCCCGGTCATCAATCTGTCAGAGGACAGAAAGGCGGTCACAATCATGTTTTGTGCCGAAGCGGCAGCAGGGCAGAGGGTCAAAAACGGGGCGGTTTATCCGACCATACAGAGCGTTGAAACGGTGGAGGTGGATAAAAGTACCACCGACACGGAAAACGCCGCCACAGAGGGCCAGGAAGCGGCAAGGGAGGGCACGGGAAGCGGCCAGGCGGCAGCAGGGCAGCAGAACGCCACAACCCACACCACACTGAACCTTTCCAAAGCCGTGAATATCGGCACAACGGAAATCGGCATCCCGGCGGCGGTGACGTTCTATGACCGCATGGGGATTTCCAGGGAGGAAGTAGAGGAAATGAAAGGAGAATTGGAAGCATGAGCAGATTATTTGTGTATGACGAAAATATGTTGGATGAACGGGCGAAGATTACCGTTGCAAAGATGGCGGCCATTTCTGATATTGTGGCCCCGGACAAGGCGTACATCCAGTACAGCGGACGGGGAGAAATCACAGTCATTGGCGGATGCGTGATTGCGGTGGGTGAAACGTCCGTGTTCAAGACGGCGGAAACCATACTTACAAAGGAAAATCTGGACCAGGGAAGCGATTTTGCACATGGCAATGATTATTATATCTATATTTGTGACCCCGGAACGGACAACCAGGATGAACAGTATTTGATTTCCTTAAATTCCACGTTCCCGGACGGCGAGGGATGGGACGATACCAACACCCGGAAGATTGGCGGATTCCATTATGGCCGTGTGAGGAATACGGACGAATACGGCAGGCCAATCAATACATCCGGGGCGGTAAGGGGTGCCGGATGGGAGGGGAATACCCGTGTGGACATTATCCCCAATTCTGTATGGACAACGAAGCACCGCCCTAAATGTGACCCGTCCGGCATGGTATACCTGGGGAACGCTTTATGGGGTGACATCTACCTTTCCAGTGATGACGGGGCCAATGGATTACAGTCTGTCTATTGCGGCACGCCTATCACGGGTACGGAGGGCCTTAACTGGTATATTGCAGGGGAAAGGGCAAGGCGTGTGGGGAAGCGTCTGCCGGATTACATGGAATTTACCGTGGCAGCAGACGGAAGCCCCCAGGGGTTGGATGATTCCAACACAAACGGGTGGACAGCAACCGCCAACAAGGCAAGAACCGCCGTTGGGAACATTGCAAACGCCGTGAGTGCCTTAAATATATGCGACCTGGTGGGGAACGTGTGGAAATGGTTGGTTGAACTGTTACATGACCCAACGGGGGCATCCTGGGCGTGGCATAATGTGTTAGGCAGCGGTTACGGCCAGGCGTATATGGCGAATAGTACGGGCTTGCACGCCCTCATTGGCGGCGGCCATTGGAACGACGGCGTGCATTGCGGTTCACGGGCCGTCTATTGCAGCTCTGTTCCGTGGTACGTGAGCAGGGGCTTTGGCGTGTGGGTCGTGTGTGACAGTCTGTAAATCTGTTGGGGTGGGCGAAAGCCCAACCCCGACTTGTAAAGGGATGGAGAAATGGCCCAAGAAAAAGAAACAGAAAACAAGCAAACAAACGGTTTCATGGAAAGTATGAAACTATTCCAAAAAGTTTATGATTTCCTGGTTTATATCTTTCCAATCTTAGGACAGCTTCCGAAGTTTGAAAAGTTCGCATTGCAGCTATACATAAAGCAGTCACTTTTTGAACTGGTAAAGGACATAATACGATTCAGAAAGACGGGAACGAAAAGCCATATATATGCGGCGGACGTGGAACTGGAATTTATACGGGTGCTGATTCGGCTTGCGTTTGACTTGAAATATTCGGCGGTGAACAAACACCGATACGAAGTGGCAAGCCGGAAACTGGCAGAGGTAGGGAAGATATTGGGCGGCATTATCGGAGCCGTGAAAGACGGAAAATGGAAATAATAAATAAAATATGGGGAAACTGTTAATTCGCACCTGGCCGGGCTTGCACGCCCTCATTGGCGGCGGCAATTGGAACAACGGCGTGCGTTGCGGTTCACGGGCCGTCAATTGCAACAATTACCCGTGGAACGTGAACACGAACATTGGCGTGTGGTGCGTGTGTGACTAATCAACTTTGCAGACTTAGGGGCCTACGGGCTACTAGCAAGATTTATC